GATTCATCAACAACCACAATCGTATTATTAAATGTTAAACCACGAAGATATGATGTAGTTACAAACTCAATTGTTTTAAGTTGAGTTAATTTATTCCATGCGTCATGGTCATCAAATAAATCATTTACAATTACTTGATACGGTGCAGTATAAGCAGCTTCTTTCTCTTCTTGACTGCCAGGTAAGAATCCCATATCTCTTGTAGGTACAGCTGAACGTACAATGATAACTTTATCGTATACGGTTTCTTTATCCATCACATCAACTAAGGCAAGATATAGAGATACAAATGTTTTACCAGTACCTGCTGCACCAGAGATACAAAGATTTAGATTATCTTTATATGATTTAAATACCTGATCTTGAGTTTCAGTAGCAGGTACTAAAGTTTTTAAATGTTCTAATCGTAAGCGTTGTGGTTTATTTTGCATTAGTAACTATCTTTCATATTTTTTTTAGTGGAACCACCATGTATTGTATCTGGGTGAGATTTATCAATTTCTCTTAATTTATCTTTAAAGGTATCTGGTACATTACTATATACTTCCCCTTTACTGCTATAATTAAATCGAATAGGAGTGATTACAAGAGATAAGTTTGGATTCTCTTCAAGGTATGGATCTTTATCATCCATACGCATATGCTTTTCAAATACTTCACCAGTCTCATTGTTTTTAAATGTGTATATCATTTTTTATCTCATATAATAATTTTGATTTAATATTATTTATTCCTGAAAACCAGCTTGGTGTTTTACGAGATGTCCAAACGGCAAAATCTTTTTTCTCATGTATATAATAATTTCTATATGCTTCAATTACGTTTTTATCTTTACAATAATCAGGCATACATTGTGGCCATTCAGTAAGACCGATATCCGAAATATTCTTTGGTGGTATTTTTAATAATTCTCGTAACTTACGATCTGTCTCATGTACCTTTCCATACCTATATGTATACTCATCGCATAAAGCAATAAATAATTCATAATGCCATTCGTAATTTTCTTTTGATTGTCTTGTCCATACGGTACAAGGGTGATTCACATGTACGCCTTTATAGAACCGATCATCGTTTTCGTTAAGACGCCAACGCTTAATCCTTCTACCATTTCTTGTTCTATCTTGATATTCTATTCCATCGAGAACTCGATGTGCGGTTGATAACATTTGTGCAGATTCAATAATCATTTTAACGACGTGTTTATCACAATGCTGTCGAGCTGCACAGCCTGGTGATTCGTCTAGTATAAAAATATTCATAATATATATTATATCACAGTTTAATAAAAAAGTAAACCCCTACAGTGAATAAATTGCCTACGCTACACTGTAGGGACTACCTTTAGATCTTACCACCTCCTTACTTATGATGCATACCTTAATTGGTCAATATACTCGTCTAGATAATCTATTTTCTTTTGCATTTTAAATGCTTTATCAGACTTTCCTTTTTTTAGCAGCCTTTCTCGATAGTATGTTGCTTTGTTCCTATCTTTTTTTAACCGCTCGATCTCTTGTAACCTCATATAGAATTTTGCCCTCCATAAAGTTTTAATTGATCATCATATAGGTATTTAAGTTAGGATCCTCCTTTTTACAGTTGGTTAATAGATCACTTTTGAATAAGAGTTGGGAATGTGTCGGAGACTAGTTTTTTTGTTACTCCTTTATATTTTCCAACCAACTTCTTATCTTTCATCATTACAATAAGTTCTGCTTCTTCTGGAGATACACTCTCCAAAACTTTGATAAACTTAGCTTCACGGTCCCAAGACTTCATGCCATCGCCTTCATACCCTTTTGCAAAGTATTTAAACTCTTTTGATACACGACCAAAACCATCTTCTGATTTTTTATTAGGTGTATAGGGGGGTGTACCTTTCGGTAGATTAAATTCAAGTGAATCGTCAAAAGCTCCTTTAAGAAAGGTTTTAAGTTGACGTGATTCGTTTTCTTTTAAAAATTCTCTTTTCTTAGCAGCAGTTTTTACTTTGCCAAGATTTGTTAAAAATTCTGATACTACTAGTTCTTTACCCATTGTTATAAAATTCCTCTACACATTCAATCAATTGGTTACATCTTTTCTTAATTAAATAATTCAATACCTTCATTTGCATTGGCTTCTTTGTATTATTAAATTTATTTATAATAGATGTACTTAAGTTTTCAGGTATTTCGTTTAAATCAATTAAAGTTTTGTTACGCTGATAATTACGGTATACCTCACTATCCATTACCTCAGATAGTCTTTCCGAATTATCAAGCCATGCTTCAATTTCTTTTGCCCTTACCGGAGTTTGTCGCAAACCTTCTTCAACAAATGTATTATCTGCAGATTTAACATTTGGGACACCGTCACCAGAATCACCTTTCATAATATGACTGAAAAGGTAAGTCCTAGGATTTGAATCTTTTACTTCTTTCTTTTGCATTGGACTAAATTGTGATACATTTTTAAATCTATGCAATTGAATAAAGTCTTTATCAGATGATATAATTTTAACTGGTTCATCTTTACCAAACTCTTGAGTTTCTAATACAAGAGTACCGATAATATCATCAGCTTCACAGCCATCCATTTGAATAACTTTATACGGTAGGTTAGTGCTGATCTCATCTCGTATTAAATTTATAGTTTTGAATATTGCATTCCAATCTAGCTCAGAATTATCTCTACCTTTTTTACGGTTTGCTTTATACTCTGGAAAGTATTCTCTACGCCAAGTATTAGGACCATCACAGCATATAACCATTTGACCGTATTCATCTCGATACTTTTTATTATACATACGAATACTGTTAAGTATCATATGTCTTATCATATCTTCATCATTTAACTTTCTTATAGCTACAGTTGCTATAGCTATTTGATTAAAGTCAATCAAAATCATCTTCACACTCCAATAATAATTCATTCAATTTGTCATTTCCATCATCAAGTACATCTTGAAACGGATGCTTTAAATCTTTATAACGATAAAAAGATGCAGCTAACATATTAATAATAACAGACATGTCTTTCATTTCTGGTTTATTAATATCAAGTGCATCAAAATCTTCGAAGCCATTTACAAAGTCATTTCCCACTACAGCATCATTTATAAGTTGAAAACAATAGTGTGCTAATTCAACGCATTCCTCTTTAAGGTCTGCTTCGGTTTCAAATTTTTCGATTTCACTATCAATTTTTTCATTAATAATATCACGAACTCTTTCCATTACTGGAAACTGTATTACGTTATCTGGTATTTTGTTTTTCATAGTGTATATTATATCATATTTTAATTAAAATGTAAACTATTTTTTTAAACTTTTTACGGAGGGTGCACCTATCTTGCAAGATATGATACCATTATAATACTCATCAGTTAAAAGGACATCCCTGTCAAATTGCTCCTTTGCTTCCATATAAGCGCATTCGCCACGTGACTTGCAAAGATGTAAAATCTCTCTTTTAAAATGTGTATTACCTTTATCTGTGATCTCTTCATTTAATAATCTATTTGAACCAAAGTAATCTTTCCAATCTGATTCAACCAATAATCGCTTTCGTCTTTTTCTTGACTTTGTAATTGGCAGTGTTTTCTTAAACCAAAAGAATTTCTTACCAATATATTTTTGACCTGTTTGTTCGTTTGTTATGAGATAAACAAATCCATAATAATCATCTGAACTAAAGTCTGTTGGAGCTTTCCACTCTTTTCCATTATATAACCACATATATTATATATATTAGTCATCAAAGTCAAGCTCTTCAATATTTTCTTCGATTGGTTCACCGCATACTGGACAATACTTAGGATCAGCTTCTTCACATGATACTCGGGATTTATTATAACACATGGGACAATCTATTTGTTTTATACTCATGCTAATACTAAGTTATCTACTGTCAGTTTAAAGTGTGTAAGTGTTATAACTTCTTCAGGAGATTCCGAGCTCATCTTTACAGTTATAACTGGAAATGATTTCACATCAGGAAACTTTTCTAATAGTTCTTCTAGAGTAAAATCAGTATCTAATTTTTTATATACTGCAGTGATATTTTCATTATCAATTTTCTCGGCTACCGTTTTCGCTGTTGTACAATTTGCACAATCATCCTTTCCGTATATTACTATGTTTATCATTATATCTCCTATAAACTTAATGCTGCTAATGTGTCTGTTGTCATATCTTTTTTAACTCCACCTGTTACATATGAAGTGATCTCTGTTTCTTGAGGTGCAACTTGAACATTGCCACCCCCGATCCATTTTTCAGTCCATGGTAATGGGTTTGTTTTAGATACGTGATATGGA